CCGAGGTCGATGCCGACGAAAAGCGGCTCACGCTGGCCGACCATCTCCATCGCGAATTGCGAGAGGGCCAACGCGCATGACCCGCTCCCTCTTCACCTTCGCCGGCATCCGTGCCGCGTTCGGCTATAACGCCGACGAACCGAAGCGCGCCGCATCCACCCTTGGACGATTGGGCGGCCGGGCGAGGGCTGAGCAACAGCGCGCACCGATCCGCACCAGGACATTGCAGATGCGCGCCGAGCTTGGGCTTGGGCATGATCCGAGGTTGGCGTGATGGATCATTCCGCCGACTTTTGCCCGACGTGTGGCCAGCCTCGCGAACGTAGGGTCGCGACAATCGGCACCTGCGGTTTGAGCCTGAGCCCGAACAGGTTCCTCAGCTTTGGCGACAGCCGCATCTACCTCGCGCCAGCAGAGGCCGAGTTCATGAGGATCGTGATGGAGCGCGGCAGGGCCAGCAGCGAGTTCCTGCTGCTGCGGATTTCACCCGACGCCGACGACACGATCATCCGCACCTACGCGTGGCGGATTCGGCAAAAACTGGCTGAGCTGACGAATGGCGCCGTCGCTCTCAGATCAATTTGGGGCTGGGGCTACGAACTGGCGCCGCAAGCCGTCGCGGTTGCCGCATGATCCGCCAGCACTCCCAAGCGATCCGCGTCCCTGAAAAGCCGGTGACCCCCTTCGGCCGCCAGCTGCAGGAAGCGCTCGAACGCGCCCAGGCTCAGCACTCCCAAGCGAAGGTCGAGTAGATGCAGGGGGCGGGGACAGTCTGGACCGAAGAGCAACGGGCCAAGCGGCGCGATGACTATGCGCGCAACTATTCGAGCAACCATGCCGGACGCGCGCAGGGCATCCAAGTTCCTACCGACGTCGTGATTCTCGCGAGCCACGAACCCTGTCTGCGCTGCGGCGCCGCTGGTGCTTGCCGCCATCGGCCGTGGCTCCGCGAAACCCAAACAGCCTGAAGGAGAGAGACGTGGCACGTTCCGACCCCAAACCCGCGAAGACGACCGAAGTGGTCGCGCCCGACTTCGCGAAGATGAAGCGTATTTTCCTCAACGACCTGAAGCCCGCCGACGAGAAGAGCGCCAAGGCCCGCGGCGATCTGTCGGCGGCTTGGGGCGCGATTGAGAAAGACTGTCACTGCAATAAGTCGGCGGCGAAGCTGCTCTTCAAGCTCAACGGGATGAGCGAAGAGACCCGCGACGACTTCCTCCGCACGCTCTACGGCGGCATGAAGGCGCTCGGTATCGGCATTTCGCAGGATCTCGTCGACAAGATGAGCGGCGAGGATGCGCCGACCATGCCGACGGTCGATGCGAAGGGTCTCGGCGCCGACAAACTCGCCACCATTGGCAAGCAGCGCGAGGAAGATGCGGCCGCTTTCGATAACGATGCCGTTGAGACTGCTCCTGCAGCGTGAGCTATGTCGCGCTCGACCTGTCGCTGCGTTCCTGCGGCTGGGCCATGTGGGGTCGGGGGCAATCGCTCCCGGCTCACGGCACCTGGGCGCTGGGTGATCTTGAACACGCTGGCCGGGCGTTCGTCCGGCTGCACGCGAACCTGCTCGACCTGCACAAGCTCGACCCGATCAAAGCGCTGACCTTCGAGGAAGCGATCCCGGCCTTCGCGCTGCACGGCAATTCGAACGCGGGCACGATCTTCGGCGCGGCCGGTCTCGCGGCCCATGCGATGAGCTTCGCCGAGGCGATCGGCTGCAGCTATCGCGCGGTCAACATCGCGGCATGGCGTCGGCACTTCATCGGCTCGATGCCGCGCGGGACGAAGACGCCAGACCTCAAGCACATGGCGCTGAAGCGGTGCCGCGAGCTCGGCATCGAAGTCATCAAGCATGACGAGGCCGAAGCGGTCGGGCTGCTCGACTATGCACTCAGCATTGCCGGGATCATTCCTCCTTGGCGCGAGGCTGGCGGCTTCTTCGAACGCGAGATGCGGCCCGCGACGGACGGCAAGGCGGTGCGGGCATGAGCCGCTTCGAGACCGATCCCGGCGTCTTTCGCGATGTCGAAGACCCCTTCGCAGGACTGCCGCGCGGGCACTTCAAAGCGATCTATGCTGACCCGCCGTGGCGCTGGGAGTCGTGGGGCAAGTATCGCGGCCAACGCGCCGGACTCGCGCCGATGGGCGACCGCTCAGCTGACAAGCATTACGATACGGTTGAGGCGACGGGCATCCAAGCGCTTCCAGTGGCCGATCTCGCAGCGCCTGATTGCGTGCTGCTGATGTGGGCAACGTGGCCGATGCTGCCAGAAGCGCTCGACACCATCGCCGCTTGGGGATTCGAATATAAGACCTGCGGCTTCGATTGGATGAAGGCCGACGGTCGCCAACGCGATATGTTCGCGGACAGTCTGCCCGTCCAAGTCGGTCTCGGCTACTGGACGCGCGCCAACTCTGAGCCGTGCCTTCTCGCCACGCGCGGAAAGCCGAAACGCATCAACGCCGACGTGCGCATGGGCATCATCGAACCCCGCCGCGAGCATAGCCGCAAGCCCGACTGCGTTCCCGTCCGCATCGAGCGGCTGGTCGAAGGCCCATACCTCGAGCTGTTCGCCCGAACGCAGCGCCCAGGCTGGACGGTTTGGGGCAACCAAACCGACAAGTTCAAGGCGGAGGCAGCATGACCGCCGCGATCCTCTCCCTCGCCGCCGAGCGCAAGGTCACCGAGCAGGACGTGCTTGCCGCGTTCTACACGCACCGCGCGTTGCTGCTCGAAGAGGTCAGGAATCCCGATCTCGCCAACGATGAAGCGCACCAGCTGGCGGCCGACGCGGCTAAGGCGAAGTACCTGCGGCTTTACGATGCGTGGATCCGGCAATGAGCGCGGTCGCTGCCTTGCCCGCGCCGCCCGAACTGGCGAACGTCGAGACCGAGGCGGGGCTGATTGGGGCAATTCTGATCGACAACGGTTCGATCGACGTCGTCGCCGACCTAGTTACTGCGGCAGATTTCACCGATCAATTCTATCGTGCCGTTTTTGAGACCGCTCTGCATGAGCACGGCCTCGGCAACGCTGTCCATCCGCATACGCTGCGGAAGGTGTTCGGTGATGATGCGTGCCGGGTGCTGGCAGGTTTAACCGGCAACCTGGCTCTCAGCTTGGGCGCCCGCGATTTCGCGAGGGAGGTTCGCGAACTTGGGCGAAAGCGTCGATTAGTCGAGGCGTTGCTGCAGGTGGTGGCTACAGCCAAGGAGCCCGAACGATTTCTCGATGTGGCGTGGGCCGCGAAAACGACCGAAGAATTAGTCGCTGACATCGACAACGCTCTCACCGCTGCGCTGCAACGGAGCGAAGCCGCGAAGACGGTCACGCTCGCCCAGGCATGGGATACGACGCAGCAAGCGATCGAGGACGAGCGCGCCGGCTTGGGCCCGCAGGGAATCCACATCGAAGGGCTGTCCGACTTCAACGAGCTGACCGGTGACCTGCGCCGCGGCGAGCTGATGTATCTCGGCGGGCGGCCGAGCATGGGCAAGAGCGCGCTGGCCTTCAGTCTGGCCACGGGCGCGGCTCGAGCGGGTTTCGGTGTCGCCATGGTCAGCCTTGAAATGCGGACGCCTGAGATCGTCACGCGGATGATGACGGACCTCATCTTCGATCATGGCCGCAGCCCGACATTCCGGCAGGTCCGCACCGGCTACCTGAACGAGCGCGACCGGGAATTGCTGAAGCTCGCCCGTCAGCAGATCGACGAGTGGCCGCTCATCATCACCGACCCGCCTAGCCTCAACATCGGGCGCTTAGCTATGGAAATCCGGCGCCAGAGGCGAAGAATGGCGGCGGTCGGGCAGAAGCTTGATCTCGTCATCATCGACTATCTCGGGCTGATAAAAGGCCCTGACAAGCGCGCGAAGAGATATGAGGAGGTCGGCGACATCAGCCGGACGCTCAAGTCGATCGCCAAGGAATGCGACGTCGCGCTGATCGTGCTCGCCCAGCTCAACCGCGAATGCGAGCGACGCGAGGACAAGCGGCCCATGCTCAGCGACCTTCGTGACGCCGGCGACATCGAGCAGGACGCGGATCACGTCATGTTCGTCTACCGCGACGAATATTACCTGCAGCGCTCCGAGCCGGAGCCGCACGCGAAGGGCCGTGCCGAGTGGGAAACCTCGATGGGCTTCGCGCGCGACCGCATGGAGATCATCGCCGCCAAGGTGCGCAACGGCGAAATCGGCAAGCGCAACATTCACTTCTTCGGCGCTTACCAGGCGGTGCGGGCGTCCGACTTCCTGAGGGCGCGGTGATGATCGGCTACGTACGCATCCACCGCACGCTGTTCGGGCACGCCGCATTTCGCAACGAGTCCGAGACGATGGCCTTCGCCTGGCTCATCGGGAAGGCGGCATGGCGACCGACCCGCGTGCGCTACAAAGGTCATTCGATCAGCCTCAAGCGCGGGCAGTTGGCGATCTCGCAACGCGACATGGCTGCGGCATTTGATCGCGACAAAGCGTGGATCGAGCGACTGTGGAAGCGCCTCAAGTCTGAGGCAATGATCGAGACTAGTGCTGAGGCAGGCGTCGCCGTCATAACTATCTGCAATTACGACGAATATCAGAACGATGCTGCTGATCGTGAGGCATCGGGTGAGGCGCGGCGCGAGGCAGGTAATGAGGCAGACGTGAGGCAGCGGCGAGGCACAGAACAAGAAAGAGAAAAAGGGAAGAAAGAAGAACAGCAGTCACGTGCGCGCCCGCGTGAGGCGACCCTGCCGGCTGACGTTCAAGCCGTGATGGAAGCTGGCGGCTTCATCTCGCCACCACCTGACCTCGGAATGCTGAGAGGCTGGTACGCCGAGGGGAAGCGACTGTTCGACCAGGACGCGAAGGCCACGCTCGATCAGGACATTTTGCCGATCGTCCGGCGCGAGGCCCAGGCACTCGACCGCAAGGGCTACGGGCGACCGCGAACGCTGCAGGTCTTCGATGCTCCGATCCGCGAGAAGTTCGCGGCCGACGCGGCCCACATCGAGCACCTGCGCAAGGTCGCGCGGCGCAACCAAGACCAAGCGGCAACCGGATAGCCGGGAAAGGGGCGGGGATGCTGATGACCAACAGCGAGTTCGAGCGTAAGCCCAGGTGGCGAGGCCCGGTTAAGCCGCGGGCTGTGCCTGCTGATTTCGAGGCGGTGTTCGTCCAGATCGGCCGGCTGGAATGCGAGGCTCACTTTCGCGTCGGCCGCATGGTCATCGACTACTGGCTCGAGCAGTCGGGCAAGGACGAGCTGATCCGCAAACGCGCCGAGCATGTGACCAAGCAGGGCGAGGAAAGCACCTACTCGGTTCGCCGTTATGGGCGTGAGACGGTCGATCAGTGGCGGGCGGAAAGCCGTCGGGGTCTCAACCTGGCCGACATGGGCCGGATGCTGTCGCAGGTGTTTCCGGTTGAGGGATCGCCGTTCGTCAGCCCCGAGACAGCCCGAGCCGCGGCGCAGTTCCTCCGCATCGGCCGCAATGGCGGGTTCTTCGTCAGCCCGACTGGTGCCGGCGATTGGCATGTTGGGCTCAACCGCAAGTCGTCGGCCGAGCTCGTCGAGATGGCTGTGCGCCGAGGGTTCGACGCCGCGAACCTAACGGGCGGCGGAAATGGCGACGTAGAAGGCTCTGCTCAATGAAAACAATCCGCACAGATCGCGCGAGAAAAGCGTTTTTGCAGGTGTTTTCAGAGACTTGCAACGTTTCTGAAGCGTGCAGGGCGGCGAGCATCGGTCGCAGCGCGGCTTATGCCTGGCGCAACGATGATCCGGGCTTCGCGGCCGATTGGGATGAGGCCGAGCAGACAGCGGCTGACATGCTGGAAAAAGTCGCGTGGGAGCGAGCGACGAGCGGGCAGTCGGACCGGATGCTCGAAATCCTGCTGAAGGCACATCGGCCCAAGTACCGCGAGAAGCAGGCGATCGAGGTTGCGGGCGAAGGCGGCGGACCGCTGCAGATCAAGTTCACCCGTGCCAGCGATTGAAATCCTGCTCACCGCGCCGCAGGACGACTTTGTCCATGCGGAAGAGCAGTTCCCCGCCATGGTCGCCGGGTATGGAGCGGGCAAATCTCACGCCGGCATCTGGCGCGCGCTGCGGCTGAAGTTGGCCTACCCGAAGCAGAACGTCGCCTACTACCTGCCGACCTACGACCTCGTGGCTCGGATGCTCTACCCACGGTTCGCCGAGACGCTGCACCAGCTGGGCCTCAGCGCTCGCATCAACAAGCAGGCGAACACGATCGAGATCGACGATTTCGGCCTCATCATCGCCCGCACCATGGACAGCCCCGAGCGGATCGTCGCTTACGAGGTCGCCGATTCCATCGTCGACGAGCTAGACACGCTAAAGCCCGACAAGGCGCGCGAGGTGTGGAACAAGATCATCGGCCGCAACCGGCAGAAGAAGGCCGACGGCACACTCAACACGGTCGGCGTCGTCACCACGCCCGAGGGATTCCGGTTCGTCTACGACCGATGGAAGAAGAACCCGGGCCCAGGCTATCGGCTCATCAAGGCTTCGACGATGAGCAACGCCGCGAACCTGCCCGAGGGCTACATTCAGTCGCTCAAGGACAGCTACCCTTCGAACCTTCTCGCGGCCTACCTCGACGGCGAATTCGTCAACCTCACCAGCGGCAGCGTGTACCCCGAGTTCGACCGCACGCTGAACGGCTCAACCGAGACGATCCAGCCTTCCGAGCCGCTGCACATCGGGCAGGACTTCAACGTTGGCAAGATGGCCAGCGTCGTCTTCGTGCTCAGGAACGGCGAGCCGCACGCGGTCGACGAGCTTAGCGGTATCCTCGACACGCCGGCGCTCATCGCGGTCATCAAGAGCCGCTACGTCGGGCATTCGATCCTCGTCTACCCCGATGCGTCGGGCGGCGCGCGCAAGTCGCAGAACGCGAGCGAGTCCGACCTGGCGCTGCTTCGTGCGGCTCGGTTCCAGGTGCTGTGCAATCCGTCGAACCCCGCGGTGAAGGACCGGGTGTTGGCGATGAATCAGCTCATTCATTCCGAGGGCAAGCGGCGGCTCAGGGTCAACGTCGACAAGTGCCCGGTGTTCGTCGAGAGCCTTGAGAAGCAGGCCTACGACAAGAACGGGGAGCCGTCGAAGGATGGCGACCTCGATCACCCGAACGACGCGGCCGGCTATTTCGTCAGCTACCGCTACCCGGTGAAGGGCCGCGGCATGCAGCGCATCGCGATCGGCGGCGTCTGATGCGCGAACCTAACGGCCCTCCCTGCCTCGGCGCTAGGTTTCGCGCCATGCCATCAGTGGGGATTGCGACATGGGAGTGACGAAGCCGAAGGGCGTTCGGGCAACGCACCCTGATTTCGACCGCCTTTCGACCAAGTGGAAGCGAGTTCGGGATGTCATCGCCGGCCAGGACGCAATGCACGCGGCGACGGTCAGCTACCTGCCGAGGCTCAAGGACGAGAGCGACCCGGACTATCAGGCGCGGCTCAAGCGCAGCGATTTCTTCAACGGCACCTACCGCACGATCGACGCGCTGGGCGGCATGGCATTCCGCAAGCCGCCGACCGTCGACGTACCCAAGGGCATCGAGCCAATGCTGGACGACGTGACGCTAAGCGGCGTGTCGATGGAGGCATTCGCTCGCGAGGGGCTTGAGGAAACGCTTGGCCTTGGCCGGTTCGGCATCCTGATCGACCACCCGCCGCGCGAAACCGATGGCGAGGGCAAGGTCATCCCGATCACGCAGGCGGTGGCCGAGCAACGCGGGCTGCGGCCGACCCTCCAAATTTACATGGCCGAGAGCATCCGCAACTGGAAATTCGCCCGGGTCAACAACGCCTGGGTTCTGGCGCAGGTCATCCTCGGCGAGACCGAGATGGTGCCGGAAGATGAATTCTCATCGAAGGCCGAAGATCGCTACCGCGTGCTCGACCTCGGCGGCGAAGGAGGCACCTACCGCCAGCGCCTGTTCCGCATCGTGAAGGACAAGGACGAGCAGATCGGCGGCGACATCGTTCCCGTAATGGACGGCAAGCCGCTGAGCTTCATCCCGTTCAAGATCGTGGATCCGAACGGCAAGAGCGACAGTTGCGACGAGCCGCCCCTGATCGACCTCGTGGACAAGAACGTCGCGCACTACCAGGTCAATGCCGACTATCGCCACGGTCTGCACTTTTGCGGACTGCCGACGGCCTTCTTCGCTGGCGTGACGGCACCAGAGGGACCGGACGGCAAGCCGGAGAAAATCTACATCGGCGGATCGGCCGCGATCGTCACTGCCGAGCCGACCGCGAAAGCCGAATATCTCGAATTCACGGGCCAAGGTCTGCAGCCGATGGAGAAGGCGCTCGACCGGATTGAACGGCAGATGGCGTTGCTCGGAGCCCGCATGATCGCGGACGAGACCGCGCAGGCCGAGACGTTGGGCGCAACGCAGATCAAGCGCGCCGGCGAGAACTCGGTGCTGGCCAAGATCGTGCAGTCAGTGTCCGAGGCGCTGGAATGGTCGCTCGACGTCTTCGCTA